ATCTGGTAGCTTTCGTCTGCCTGCCCCTTAAGGGCGGGAGCTATTTGCGGGTTCCAGATGCGTGCAAGGCGATAAGTCAGGCCATCTGCGAACGCCTCCAGCCAAATGGCTGGTATCTCCACAGTCTGCCCATTCTGGAGGGCAGCATCTTGGATCTGCCGCACGCGGTAGTAACGCAGGAACTGCGCGCCGGTTCCGTCAGGGACCGGCCACAAGGTGATCGTGCCGGAGATCAGGCGATCAAACCAGAACACTGTCGGGAAACCTTCCTGATCCTTGTTCGGGTAGCTTGAGTACTCCGTACGAGATACAGGCACGATGATGCGGTCGGTCGGCTGCGAGATGCCATTATCGACCCTTATGTAGGCATCTAGGATCATCACCGTATTGCCGGGTACGTCATAAACTGACTGCCCGGCGACAAGGGGAACCTCGATCAGGTCGACAGCCCACAGGTTGACACCTTGGTTTGCCCACCGGGAAAGCATCATGTTGGACGCCATTCTGGCGCTTTCCATATGCTCCTGCAGCAGAGACGCTGGCCTGACGCCAATGTTCTGGTAGGCGTAGATCACGATCTCGCCAAGCCCGGGTTTGAAATCATAGGTGCCTGAGGTTGTCACGGCTGGGTCGCCTCATCGGTCTGTCCCTGATCTTCGCCAATGACCGGTACCGCAGCGGTTTCGCCACAGTCGCACTCACCCACCGTCGGCGCTGGCTCATTGCACTTGGCATAGTCTGAGGCATGCTCGAGACCTACAAAGGGCGGGAAATCCATCGAAGCCGTCAAGACGTTGTGCTGATTTCCGATCTGGCACGACGCGGCACCATAGACCGAGACGTCGACGACGATCATGTCACCATGCAGGCGAACTGGCCCGGCCACGGTAAGGGCGTCGATCTCAAAAGATGTCTTGTCCGTCATGATGGCGTCAGCCGAGACAAGTACCGACATCACCTCGCTGGCGGCGGTTGGGTTCAAAATGATGTTCATGTCTATTATCCTTGTAGGTGCGCAGCCAATCCTACCAGATCATAGACTCAAGTCCAAGTCCCTCTTGTCAGGCCCGTCCCAATCTGCCGGGCTTTGAAATAGGTGCCCGGCTGGACGAAGCCTTGGACCGGGGGAACGGTCTGCAGGTTGATGGCCGGGATGATGGTGCCTGCCTGCGTAACCCTGATCACCCCAGTCAGGCGCGGCCCAAAGCCGTTACCGGTGCTGGCGGGAAGCATGGGGGCACCGATGGTCGTCGTAACTGCGATAGCGACCTGACAGGACGTTGCTGCCCTCGGGTCGCTCACGTCCACACCGAGGATCTGGAACATCGGGTTTGAGATGAGTGCCGTGCCAGCCCCAATCAGGTCAAAACCCATGTTTCCAGAGGTTGTCGACAGTGACGTCAAGTACATCTGAAGGTCAAATTCGTATACTCCGACCGCAAGGAAGATTGCTCCCGTCGCCCCCAGATCGCCAAATACTTTCTGCGCCGCCGTGCTGTTGACGAGGTTGTAGACGTTCGCTGTGATGCCGTAGACATCGTTTGGCCCCGGGCCTCCAACGGGGGTGGAGTACAACCCGGTTCCGTCAAGATATTTCGTGGCATCGGAAGGTAATAAGGGGCAGAAGCCATGGGAAGCGGCACTGACGTTGTTGGTCGTGATGTTGGAAAGCGACAGGTCGCTGTCCTTAATCTGAGCATAAGTTGGGGTGGTAGCACCGTTCAGGAACTTGGTGGCATCTGCAGGAGAGATCGGCGCGACGCCAACCTGAGTTGAAGACACGGCCTGACCGGTGTCTATCATTTTGAACCAGCTCATCGCTGCCGTGCCGAGGGTGTTTCCTCGCTTCCAAGTTGTCGCCCATCTGGAGCCGCCATTTGGGCCGCGCTCTACAGGTACAACCGCCGCAGCCAGATTGTTCGATACATTGGCGTCAGCAGTCCTAGCCCATGCCCCTGTAGCCGCCGCGTACAGGCCGTTTTCAGCTGGGGCCGTCTGGCCGACGCACAGCACGCGGTCGCCAGCCGCCGGGGTTAGACCGTCGACCGGCACAAGGCCGCCAACTGCCAAATTGATATTCGTAAGTGATATGAAGCGCGCTGGTTGCTTGAAACCAACGGTAGGCATGTACGTCAGGTCACCCGGGTTTGGGATTGCATCAGTGATACCGTACCCAGCCAGCGTGGTTGGCGTGCCCGTTATGCCGGACCAAGGCACACTCGCGCCAATGCTCGATGACCAGCCTGATGCCGTCAGAACGTAGGCCTGCTGCCCGGAGATAGGGGCTGGAACCTGCCCCTGAACGCCATCAAGGCTGGCTGTCGGCGGGGTGAACGTCCCGAAGTCTACGATGCCAGAATTGGGAGCGACACCCATTACAGCCCCGCGATGAACTGCTCATGCTTTGCGATGATCGCCGCACGCTCCATTTCATAAGCCGCCTTGCTGGCTTCAGCCGCATCTTTCACGGAAGACGCCTCGGCCATCCGCTGAGCAAGGTCAATGCTCTCTTTTTGAACGCGGTCCATATCTGCGGCTACCTGCGCCGCCAGCCCGCTGGCAGATTCCTTCTGGGTATTTGCCTCTGAAAGTTTTGCCGATGCCTCAGTCAGGATCGCCTTTGCCTCAGCCTTCGCTTTCTCAATCAGAGCCGCCGCATTCACCTTGGCAGAGCCAACCAGATCAGCGGCCTTGGATTTCGCGGCATCCAGCGCCGCCTTGGCTTCCGCCAAAGAGGAAGCGGCCTCATCTCGGAACTTCAGGACTTCACTTACCGGGGCTACAGCCTCGACGTAGAGCTTGTGTTCTGCGGTGGCCGCATTCAGGACTTTCAGCCTGCGCTTGACCTCTGCCGGGTCACTCAAGGCAGAAAGAAGCGAGAACACCGCGTCACCAGCCGGTGCCCCCGTGATATTCGTAGCTTCCATGGTGTCACCCCGCCTGAATTACGTTGAGCCGAACCGAGCCGGTCCCTGCAGTGATCGCAAGGTATACCGCCGTGACAGGATAGGCAATGTTTGCATCCTTGGTGGCCACCTGCGCGGTAAGCGTGGGGTGAGCCGTCCAATTGCCCGTGGCAACAGTCCACCCGGGGACGCTGATGTCGTCAAAGGTGTAGTAGACGGTGTACGTCACAGTCCCGGTCACCAAGGCGCTCAGCGACACGTTGAACGGGTTGATGTAGTAGTCCAGAGCGGCAGACGGGGTGTTTGCAACCCCGGTCACCGTGCTTGAGAAGATCCGCATGCGTCACTTCGCTTTCTGGGAGGCCGCCGACATAAGGGGCATGCCGTGGACGCCCTTGCCGCCTGAAATCGTCCGGTTCGCGCCGCCAATGTGGGCCGCATGGTTTTCAGACATGACCCGACCGCCGCTCTTGCGGGCTTTGGCCTCAGCGATCACGGCTTGCTTGCCTTTTGCGTATTCAGGCTTCTTCATCACTGCACCTGCTGGACGTAGCTCACGGTCACGGCGACATAGCCAGCAGTGGGCTGACCTACAGACGTCACAGTGAGGACGATGGGGGCAGGAGCAGCGATGGGGGCTGGCGCGCCCAAGACGGACTGACCAGACATAGCGGCCAACTGTGCCGCAGTGTGAGTGGGGGCAATGCGCCCGGTGGCGGCCTTGACGTTGACGCCGGACATGTATTCCGTGCCGCCAGCCGTCTTACCAGCAGAGAGCGTCGCAGACGTCGCGGAGTTGAAGGCGGTCAGCACGTCGACATCGAAAGACGTGACACGGGAACCAGCGGGGATGTTGATGGTGACAGACTGCACCAGCGTCGCGTCGAACGGAATATTCAGGAACTGCGAAAGCTTGACGAGACCTTGGTTAGGGCCGCCGACGTCACCTTGTTGAAGGTCACCCGCGATCACCGGACCAGAGAAATGAGTGGCACCCATGTGGGTTCTCCTGTTTTGTTGAGGCCCCCGCCGATAGGCGGAGGCCTTTTCCGGTCACGAGGTCGGGAACGAACCGTAGATGGCGCGCCAGTTGTAGTAGCTGAACGAGTACCGCTCGTAGCCCTTCACCAACAGGTTGTCCGTCACGAAGTCCACCTGCATGTCGGTCTCGAACTTGACCCGCTCCATATAGGACAGGCCGTCGATGTTGGTCAGCAGGAACCACGCGAAGGACGATGTCAGGAAGTCGTTGACCATGTAGCCTTCCGGCAGGCCGCCAGCGGCCGACATGATCGCGTTGACGTCGTTGTCGGCTGAGCCGGGGCGCAGCTCGGTCTTGGTAAGGCGGATGGCAACCGGCTCCAACTGGGGCGGAATGATCAGCTTGCGACCGCGTGCGAACACTTTCAGACCGGCTTGGTCTCTGAAGTTCGTGCGGATGGCGATCATGCCGTTCAGCAGGGTGCTTTCGTTCAGGTCGACGTCGGTGGTCGGGCGGTTTGCTACGGTGCTGCCGTCGATTGGGTGGTCAATCGCGCACAGAGCCTTGCCATCACCGCCGATGGACGAGCTGTAGGCGGTGGCCGTGTTCAGGACGTTCGCGCCGTAGATCTCCTTGGTCTGATTGAAGCTTTCGATCAGGCCGAGGTTGGACGGGTTGAACTGCGACTTGTAGAGGTTGTCGTCGATGGCCTTGCGGGTGATCGCATACCCGAGGCCGATCTCGATGTGTTCTTGGTTGTAGACGAACCGCTCGCTCGAACCGTTGTCGAAGTCGGTCTGAGCGCCTTCGGTCTTCAGTTGGGCAAGGCCGAGGAACCGCATTTCGGCGGTGCGCTCAAGAGCCATCTTTGAATTGTGCTTCGTGAAGATCTTGTCGTATTGCGACGGGATCATCTCATATCTGCCTTCCACGCCACGCAGGCCGGGGAGCAGAAGGTCTTTGATTGCAGACAGGTTAACCGCCATTTAATTTCACCCCTTAGGAGATGCCGACCGGGCCAGCACCGTTGGTGCGGGTCGAGGCGTTGTTGAAGGCGACGACGACAAGGTTGTACGCCGTGGTGATGTCGGTGCCGTTCGCCCCGGGCGGGTCTTGGATCAGGCCGGTGATGCGGAATGGCAGAGTGACGGTGGTGTTCAGCGAGGTTTGGTCGACCGACATGCCGGAGATACCGGTCGCAGTATTTCCGGTGCCAACCGCGAGGTTGACATATTCGCCGATGTTGGCAAATCCGATGGGCAAGGCCCCAGATGCCTGAACCACGAACTGGGCGTTCGGGTCGTCGATGACGTAGGCCTCAACATCTCCAGTCGCGTCACTGCCGGGCCAGTAGTTGGACCAGACGGTGCGCTTTTGCGAGGTAGAGACGTATTTGCAGCCAGCAAAAATTCCTTCGATGCGGACGGTGCCAGCGGTCGCCTGCGCGATGTAGCCGGTGGACAGTGGGGTGACGGCGTCGCCGAAAAAAACCGCCGTAGCATTGCCGAAAGCAATCTTGCGGACGTTTTGCTCAAAGGTCGGCGCAGCGCCGGTGCCTTTATACTGACGGAAACCGAAGGGCGCAGCAGTGTTCGCCATGTCGGAAGCTCCTGTGCTTAGGAGGTCCGTCATCGCCGCCGGGGAGACTATGGAACCGGGAAAGATTTACCTCTGCGCCGAGCAGGGTTTGTGGCAGCTATCATACACGACACAACAGATGTGTAAAGGGGGTCGATTTCTCGACCCCCTTAAGAGAACTCAGCCGGTAAGGACATAACTCCAGCCCATCTAGTGCGAGCGTTTTAAGGCGCCACTCGCTGGCCCAGACGCGGTCAAATCAGCCAAACCCCGCGCCTAAAATCTGAAACCCACGGCAGGGATTGAACCTGCCCAGAAAGCCTGCAAGCTCTCTGTCGCCTTTATCGCGGGCAGGCCGGTCGCCTTGCAGGGCGTATCCGGCTTTGTGCTGAGTGCGGTGGTTAAGTGGTTGTCGGCTTTACCCGGCAGCAATTTCACCTTTATCCTGCAATATGCTCCTGCAGACCCACACTCAGGAGGTGCCCCGCCCAGCACGGTAGGAGAATGCAACCTGCTCCTATAAACAGATGCATGACCGACGTGGCACCACCAGAAGGTGGCTTATACCCATGGCAAACTTCTTCGCTCGCCATGGGTAATCTCTACATTACCCTTGTGGGGTAGTCAAGAGCCAAATTTCGAACAAGCGGTGGCCCGATAAGCATTGAAAACAACACCTTTCTTGCCGGTGTGGAGCTTCACAAGCCCACAGCGGTGGGCCGCGAGCTTGTCGTTTTCCTTGATCTCTTTCGCATCAGCCTTCACCGCGTGGATGCAGGCTGCGCATTTGTAGCCGATATCAGGCTCAGCCCATGTGACCTGACCGGGTTTCGTCATGCTCATCCGAACATTCAATTCAGTCATGATGATTACTCGGGGATTTGCATTGGCTCGACGCTTTTCCTGATCTTGACGAGGGGGTCACCCTTGTTCTGGCGCTCAAACTCGCCGGACTGCGACTGGGAAAGCTGCTGCTCCTTGACGCGGACCTGCATCCGGGCCAAGCGGTTTTCCTTCTCGCGGGCCTCGTCGGTGATGGCCTGCGGGCGCTCCATCAGGATCATCCCCTTCCGGGTGATGGTCGTGTCGGTATACCCCATCGGCATCATTTCCGGGTGGCGTTTGGCCGAAACCGGCGTCCACCCACGGCGCGCAACGGAGACGTCATAGGCGTGATCAGGGGCACCAAGGACTTCCTTGCGCTTCCACTCGTATGACCAGCCCTCAGGCACGTCGACGTGAATGGCAAACTCATCAGTGCCATCACCAACGTCCTTGTCGTGGTCGCGGATCTGGGCGGCGCGGATAGCCGCAGCCTCACGCGGTGAGACGTCTTTCGCGGGCTCCGGGCGGGCCGGGGGTTTCACTTGCTCGGTCATTTCTGAAGCCGTCCTTCCTTGATGAG